GGCTCCTACAGGCGTTTCCCTCGGCGGTGTGTGTCACCGGACGGCAGGATATGCAACAAAAGCAAGCGGCCATAGACGCTTTCCAACGGAATCCCAAGACGGACGTCATCATCTGCTCCATCAAGGCTGCGGCGGCGGGTATCACGTTGACAGCGTCAAGCAATGTCGCTTTTATCGAGCTACCGTGGACATACGCAGATTGCGACCAAGCCGAGAGCCGGGCGCATCGTATCGGTCAAAAGGACTCAGTGAATTGCTATTACCTGCTTGGCCGCAAGACCATCGACCAGAAGCTCTACAGGATCATCGAGGAGAAAAAGCATATAAGCAACGCCGTGCTTGGAGCGGAGGACAATATACAAACAAACATCGTCGATATGATGGCCCGGATATTCGACGAGACCGAGGAGGAGGAATAATCATGGCAGAGGAATACATAGGGATCAACCGCTTGAAAGAACGGGAGGACGCTAATAAATATCCACGAAGGAAATGCGTAAGATGTATCCGTTATCCATGCTTCTCCGGACAAGGAATAGGTACGCACGCCATTAATCTCGCCGCTTATGGATGTAAGGATTATAAAAGTCAAACAAGATTAAAGAATATGTCGCACAATGTAAACAAAGGAGGTTCAGATGCTTAAAATATCATTGTTAATAATCGGAATGATCTCGCTAATATTCATTCTCACGTCTGGAATATCGATCCAGTTCAAGCCATTCCATATATCCCTAGCTTATCCATACTTTGGAACAGGGATGGTATTGATAGCCATTGGTTTCGCCTTGTGCTTCGGCTCGGCTTACTATCATGGAATATCAAATCATGAATATAAAGATGGTTACAGCAAAGGATTCAACGCAGGTATTGAATACATTATCGATTGGGCTAAGAATAAAAAAGAAGGCTAAAGATAACATTTTTATAGCGAGAGATAAAGACTAACAAAGAGAATAAATAAAAAGGCAGCGCCTCACAGCGCCACCCCATTACAACCTGCGACAAATATATCAAATAAAGACAACTATGGCAAGTGAGGCATTGAATAAATATATTGAGAAACGTTACGACAGGTGGCTGGATTACGCTAAGTATCACTGCTCACTTGCCGGAATGAGTAGTGAAGCTATTGACGTATTGAACGAGGTAATGTGTATGCTACTTCAAAAGCCTCTGGAACACCTCTCCCGGCTTATGGAAGCCAAGCAAGGTAAATATACCGAACTTGACTGGTATATCCTGCAAATGATAAAGCTGAACGTTACCTCGGACACGTCTCCCTACCGACATAAATACAAGCCTATCCCGGTAGATGAGAATGTGGATTGGCGAAGACTGAACATTATTGATGAGCCCGATGATAGTATTGACCGTACCGAGTATATCCGGGAACGTATGCAAGATATCCGGGATATGGTCGACCTGTTAGGGTTGTCCGAAAAAGCCAAACGGATCTTCGCTTGGAAATTCTTCGCCGGAGAATCTTTTGCCGACTGGCCGGGGCCGGAAAGCCGGAAGGAGTTGTATGAGACCTATAAAAGTGTTTTCAATGCGGTGATGGATAAGAAGGATGGGAGGTTGCTGTTGTAAAAAGAACAACCTCTAACTTTCCCTAAAAAGCAAAATGCGAGTAAACCATGGAAGAGGGTTTTCAGCCCCGGCCATACGATTTGCTCGCATGTTTGCGTTAGTAGGAAGGTTAGAGATTTTACTTAACGGCTGGGGGCTTCTTCCCCCTCTCTTTTATAGTTATTTTCTTATGTCATTTTTTAGGTGGTAAAAATTCTGTTTTGCAGCCAAACACATAGCATAGCGTTCTTTATGATATAGCATTTCACAAATGATCCAATCTGAACCATTTGGAATATCATCTACAATTCTATATACACCTTCATTATCACATCTTAAAGTAGAAAGTCTATATTGAAAAATATCTTGATGTCCAGAGACAGCCCAAGGAATATTCGCAATCTCAAATTGCTCATGAAAAACCTTTACCCAATACAGCAACTTAGAATCCTTTTCATCACCATCCGCAATTACTTGAATTTCATAATCTTTAGATAATGGGCTTTTATACTTATTATAAAAAAGTCCTTTAAAATGTTTCTTATGAATTTCAGCTAAACTATCAAGGTTAAACTCTATACCTAATCCTCCATCCGAAGGTATTAGTCTTTTCCAAAAGTCTTTTACCCTAGTAATGTTCCTTACAGCTTTAGCTGTCAATTCTAATTGTGCTTCATCATTATCATTTGTTATACCAATAAAATCTCTTAATTCTTGATCGATCTTTGCATATTCATGGTTACATTTATAACATCCAGGAACCGTTATTCGATTAATTTTATATTCTGGAGAATACCCAGCATACAACGCTTGCATTGGTATATGTTCTACTGTTTCCTTATTATCATCAGTAAACTCACAACCACAATTATAACACCTCTTTGAAGATTTTATCTGTTCTGCCATAATTAGTATAGTTTAATATTAATACCCAAATGTAATCATTATTTTAATCCTAACAAAATCTCTCCATTTTTACAGACAGAACGACTGAAAACCTAAAACACTAAACCAATATCAAACTACGATCTTCTCTTTTGTAACAACCATCTTACTACATAGCCGATACCAATCACGGCCAGTCCGGATAACAAGCCTATCGCCCACCCTCCTACCTCGATCTTTATTTTCTCCCAACGGGATAGCTCTTTTTCCACAAAGACTGGAACCTCCACTTTACGATCCACGTAGATCTCTTTCGAAGGCAGAAATAATGTATCCCTAGGAACTCTCATGTTGGCAATCACGTTACCGAGACTATCCAAGGCGAACATGAGCTCTACGTTCTTAGTGTTGGCCATGTCCAGCCAACGAAGGACTACCTTACCGTTCTCATCGCATTCCATCAACGCACGGATGGAGGCGCTATCGGCTGGCATTGGGTAAGGTACCAACTTATCTATGTAGATCGAGTCGGTACGGTTCTCGATAGCGACAGGTTGAATCTTGGTTCGACACCCAAACAGGGAGAGGATACCTACCATTATTAATACAATGCATCTAGGTTTCATTATTATAAAAATTTGATTGTACCCGTATTTGGATGCCGCCCGGATACGAAAAAGGCGACTAAACCATGATGATGGGATAGCCGCCAAACTCTCCAATAAAATGTAAAGTTATATGCTATTTAGGAGGGTTCTTTTTTCTTAGACTCCTTAAATCCTTATCCAATTCTTTTATACTATTCAAATATTCTTGCTCCTTTTGAGCCTCTTTATATAAAGCATACTCGTTCTTTGCCTTTTTCTTAGCCAGTTCTTTTGATATTTTACCTAAATCAGTCAAGATGCTCTTACGGTTCATCGTTAAGATAATATTAAGGTTGTCTTCCCAATCTTTCATCCTCATCGGTATATGGTTGATAGCTTGGGCCTCTGCGAAAGATAGGTATTGCTCGACTATTAATTTCAAGTTGTCAAGCTCATCTTTCGTTAAGTAGTTCTTACCGATATTAATATCTGAAGACTTAACAATACCTTCTTTCTCCGTAGAGGTAAGTCCCATCATCGGTAACTTTGCGTTCGCCCTATAATAAATCAATTCCGCTGCTGTTTTTCCACTTACCGCCCAAAGAAGCTTGTTTTGTACGGACGCAAAGAAATCAAGTGTTGTCTGGTCATTTTTATCGTAGTCTATACTTAACATATAGATATCCTTGATTTGCTGGTAAAACACTCTTTCGGATATACGTATCGACCGAATTCGATCTAACAGTTCCTTGAAATAAGTCAACGACTGGCCTTTTATGAATCTATTATCATCAAGAACATAACCTTTTACCAAATATTCACGAAGTGTTTTTGTAGCCCAAATACGAAACTGGGTCGCACGTTTACTGTTAACTCTGTAACCGACGGCTATGACCATATCAAGATTGTAGAACGTCACTTCCTTCGTTTGAGTTTTCCCGTCAATAGCTCCATGCTCAGTGGTTATTGCATTTTTTGCAACAACCACTTTTTCTTCAAGCTCACCATCTTCAAAGATATTTTTAATATGCCTGCTTATTGTCGATACACTAACATCAAACAATTCGGACATTCCTTTTTGAGTCATCCAAATAGTTTCGTTAATGGCATCTATTTGCACTTTCACATCACCACTATCTGTATTAAAGATGACTATTTCACCTAAGTTTTTATTTTCTTCCATAACATATAACTTTCACATCACAAATGTAAAAATTATTTGTTATTGGCTATCCCATCCTGTCAAAGAACTCATTGTTAAAACCCTAATTCATCGGATATCATAACAAGCTCCACCCCGTTATCACATCCGACATATCAGCCTCTCTCCCATTCTCCACCTTGCTCATCCCGGCCACAATCCGGATCATTTGCTCACGATCATTTACATTGATCGGATCATCGGCAGGGATACCGGCATAATCAGATACGGCCTTGATATAGGCATCTGTATTATTCTCGTTTTCCGGGGCCCAGCGGCTGATCATCTTACGGATCGTATCCAGCTTATAGTTCCGGTAATAGTTAGACAGGATCTTGAAGATCGCCCTATACCCGTATGCCATCGATTTAAATTGCTTGAACTCTTTGTCTGAGCTTGTCTTCTCTCCTTGGAAGACATCGCTATTCTTTCTGATGTTCCCGGGGTTGTTGTTTCTCAACCCTCTGGGCAGACTACTATTTCTCATTTTCCACTCTCCTTATTTATATAATCAACAACCGCTTTCGCTATCTCCTCCGGATCAGTCCGGTGCTTGGCGATCTCTCCGGCCAGCATCAACACTTGCTGGTAATCGCTTCTTACCTTGTCCTCGGCTTTCTCGAAGATGCTTTTTACCTCGATACAGCCCAGCCCTATCGCGCCGATCAATGTTATGACAGGGAAGATCGGGATATGATAGCCGTAGTAGCCATCAAGGTACCAAACACCTCCCATCTGCATGCAGTCAACTACAGTCAACGCTATGAGCAGGTTGTAATACCTCGCCAACTTGTCAACCGTCCGCTTGAAACCGTAGCTCGATCTCACCTCACCCCTTCGCTTTGCCTTCCTCACGCCGCTCCACAGATCAGCGCCTACGACCATGAACACCAGCATGTACAGCCCGAATACTATCCACGCAACGATAAAAACTTCCTCAAATCCTTTCATCTCGTTTTCTTTTAATATATACGGGGGCTTTCATTTGCCCGCCCCCGATAAAGGCCTATAATATTTTCTATCTGTTCTCCAACTCTTCCACCCTCTTCTCCAGCGTCTTGATCTTGGCGTGTAGCTCCTTGATCCCGTTGATCCCAAATGCGGTCAACATCTGGATATAATCCACGCCGTAATAGGAATCCCCGTTATCCGGTGTTATGAGTTGTACCGCCTCCGGAAGAACCTCTCGGACGGCTTGCGCCGACACGCCGATGCGAGGGATCTTGTCCTCGTCCTCCTTCATCGTGTAGTAGAAGGCGGATATACCCTCCAGCTTCTCCAGCACGCCCGGGATATCGAAGAAGACGTTCTTCAGGCGGATATCGGACGAGGTCAAGCCTTGGTAATTGGTGATATACACATGGGCCGTGCTCGCGGCGTCCTTGTTGATATACAGGTTGGCTATATTCCCGGGACTGTTCCATCCATAGATACCGTTGCCGTTATCGATCCGTACCCCCAGAAACGGATACCTCCCGCCCGGGGCGTTAAACACGACCCCGTTGCCTTCTTTATATAATATTTTGGAGACATCCAAACTGGACGCATTGACAGAGTCACAAGACAACATCCCCTCGATATATACCTTGTCTGAGAATCGGGCGGCCCATCCATCCGTGTAGCCTATCGACGCCGCCCCGCTGACAACAAGAATAGCGTCGTTGATGCCGACCAACGCATTCCCTCCCCATACGAAATTCCCGATCTTGACGATATTGGAGGTGATGCTTTCCACGTCGATCTCCGAGGCCGCTATCTTCCGTGCCATCAGCAAATCGGTCGCCACGCTGGAGAAGTTCGCCCCGAAGGTGTCCCAATAGGCGGTATTGGTTGGATGTTTTCCCTTGAAGGCAGGCTCGTTGTCATCCACCTTCGCCACATAATACGTGCGGGTGCCATCGCTATTCTTGATCGATACGATATCGGTAATCTTGGAGCTGGCGTTATAGGTAGCGCTTGAGTCGTAATCGCCACGGTAGGTGCAGCGGGGGCCACGGTCGCCACGGGGACCGGGATCGCCGTCTTTCCCGTCCTCGCCATCCGTGCCGTCTATCCCGTCCCTTCCCGGTTTGCCTTCCTCCCCCTTGATCTTGGATACGCTCCACGCGCTCCATACCCCGTTTCTCTTGGTGCTGGTGGCCATCCAGATCGTGTCCGTACCTTGGGTGTCGCTCCACTGGGCATTGGTATTAGGATGACCGTTCGGGGCCGACGGGCTCGCCACGGATGAGAACTCCACGTCGAAATCGGCCGTGTCCGTCATTTGCCTCGGGGTCGTCCACGCCGCTTGCTGTGGATCCTTCCCGTCCGACGAGAAGATCCGGGTGGAGGCCCACAGGATAGCCTCACCGGACGGGATCCCGTCGCTCCATCCCTCCGTGGTCGGTAACGGGGAGGCGTACGAGCCGCCAACGGGGACGGCGGGCGTGGCGTTCGTGCGGATGAACACCGTGCTCTTGAAGCTGTTCGAGCCTTTCGCCACGAGTCTCTTCCAGTACCTCGTGTTATCGGGGGAGATCCCGGGCGTGGTCTGGGATATACACTTATACACGTTGCCATCGTAAGATACCTTGTCGCCGGGGTAATAGACGGGCTTGTCGGAGTAAGCGCCCCGGTCCACCTCCGGATAGTCGATCTCGCCGGAGGGCGATTGGTAGACACTGCCTTTCAGCACGAGACCGTCTCGCTGGTCGTA